TGACCGAGAGGTTTTCAAAATCGGTTGCGAGATTGATAACACGCCTGCTCTCTTTGATACGCTTGATGGCGGTGAAATGCGTAAGTGGCCCTGTCGAGCGGATAGTTCGCGGCCTGAGACAATCTCTTATCTGGCTCGACACGGGTATCCACGCTTGGGTCCAGCCACAAAAGGACCAAACAGTGTTAAAGAGGGGGTCATCTTTCTTCAAGGATACGACATCGTCATCCACCCTCGATGCGTCCATACTATTGACGAGTTCACGCACTACAGTTACATGGTGGATAAGCAGACTGGGATGATTACGCCCATTCTAGAAGACAAGAAGAACCATGTGATTGATTCGGCGCGTTACGCGACAGAGGAATTGCGCAAAGAGTCGCTGGACTTTGTAACATGGTGAGATAGAAAAATGACCAAGAAAAAAGTTGCGGCAACGTTTTTGCCCCTACAAAAGCTCGTCGATCTATCTGTTGCGATTGCCATAAGGCGCAGCGACTTATTCAAACCGCGTTCGGGATTCAATCTTCGTGAGCGAGCCTGAAAAAATTTCGTCGTCCCTAGATGGTGAAGCTTCGCTGCGATCGGCAGCGATTGCTACTAATTCAATTGCGTCACAGCGTCTTGAATTTCTTCGTTACATCGGTCTCACGTTCTCAGGTAAACGTGACACATGGAATGTTCTTGGTTATCCACGGAAAATTCTTCCCGAAGAATACCCTGAGGCGTATCGGCGGGGTGGGGTTGCCGCGCGTGTTGTTAATATTCTCCCAAAAGCGACGTGGCGTGGTGAGGGAGAATTGGTTGAAGACGAGAATCCCGACATCTCGACGGAGTTTGAGCGCGTTTTCGATAGGTTGAATCAGCGTCTCAAGATTTGGCCCACGTTTCAACGGCTTGATATTCTTGCTGCTCAAGGTCGTTACGCAGTGCTCTTAATAGGTGCTAAGGGTAGTAGTATCCTCTCTGAAGAATTGAAGCCGGGGCGTCCGGAGAGTTTGTTGTATCTCACACCTTTCAAAGAGACAGACGCCTCCGTACAAACGTGGGTTACAGACATTCAATCCCCACGATTTGGTCTGCCCGAAACGTATCAACTCAAGCAAGTAGACGTTACTTCTCCAGAATTACAAAAACCTGTCCATTGGTCGCGTATTGTTCATGTGCCCTCGGAAGGTTTCTTGGACAATGAAGTGTACGGCCCCCCGGCCCTTGAATCTGTCTGGAATTATTTACTGGATTTGGATAAGGTCGTTGGAGGTGGAGCAGAAGCATTTTGGCTTCGAGCAAATCAGGGACTTCATCTTGATATTGCGAAGGACATGGACCTTCCGAACACGAGTGATGCGATTGCCGCATTAAAGGAACAGGCCGAGGATTATAAGCATCAATTAACGCGGTGGCTTCGTACTCGCGGAGTAGAAGCCAAGGTACTTGGGTCAGACGTAGCGGACTTTAAAAACCCTGCCGATGTTCTAATGACTTTGATCGCGGGCACGCGCGGTATTCCAAAGCGTATCTTGTTTGGTTCGGAGATGGGCGAGCTTGCTTCATCACAAGATAGAACAAATTGGCAGGATCAAATTGCGGATCGACGCACGAGTTACGCCTCTCCTGTCATTGTTCGCGCGACGATTGACCGACTTATTCAATATCGTTTCTTGCCTGAGCCAAAACAATATGATGTGCAATGGGCTTCGGTTGCAAACTTCTCCGAGATGGAGCGTATTGACGCAGCAAAGAAAGCGGCGTCATTGAATGACCACGGGCAGATTGTGATTACGGCTAGTGAGATTCGGGACAAGTTCCTGTCGATGGAACCGTTAGATGAAGCGGATTTGCCTGAGGAAGATGAGCAAGTAGCAAAGCTTGAAGCAGCATTGCGAAAGGGTGGAGCAATAAATCTTGTGGTGAAGGGCAATGCAGACTGAAACGCACGTTGTTTCGTCTCATGTGATGGCGGGGCTGTTAGCACGGTTGTGTCGCACGCCGGAGTCCTCGCCAATAGCAAAGGCTGCTGCGAAGCATGTGCCTAAGATTAGGAGGCTACTGGTTGGCGCTGTAGCGGCAGCTAAAGAGGCTGTGCCTATGGAGGAGCTAGAGCAGACTTTGAGTCTTGGACATTCGGGCACTGGCGCTCCGCTGTATTTATTAGAGCCTATAATCCAAATTTTATCTGATACGCTTACTGGCACAGAAAAAGAAGTTCGTGCGGCTCAAATGCGGCGATTGGCTATAGCTGAAGGGGCGAATGGGATAGTAAGCGTCTTAAATACTGCATTAGCTACTGGTGCAGAATCTGCGGAATTTTGTGTGCCCACGCCTCCTTGGAATGGTAGGGTTAATATCGACGCAGCTGTTTCTGAAAGGGCCGCCACCCGGATTAGGGCGGCATTAGACGCTCTGCCTCAAGGATTTAGGCGTGCGATCGGGCGTGTGGACATTGATGTTGTACAGGGCACGGTAAGATTCCAGAGACATAGATTACACGGTGTTATGGAGTACGGGCAGAGAAGAGCCACGGTTGGTGTTGGACCTGAAATTTTATCTAGACAAGTTTTACGACATGAGCTCTCTCACGCTTTCGATTATTACGCTGCTGGCACTGAGTTAACAGGTGAAACGATACTATCAAATTCTGCTAGATTTCAGGCAGCTTTCGCTAGAGACTTAGAAACCTTTGGCACTCGGCACTATGATCAATTCTTAGCTTATTACGCCACGAGTCCAGCCGAAGCGTTCGCTCAGTCGGGCGCGCATCTCTTGGGTACAATGCATTTATCCGAGCATTTTGCGCAAGCGTTTTCTAATTCTATTGGAGTTGTACGGGAATTTTTTGCAGAATATGGGGTAGCAATAGCGCCATGACAACGTATTGTGTCATTCCCAAAGGAGAAACTTTTGTTGTACATGTGATAGTGGCAGAGTCTGTGATGCATGGAGATGGTATTTTGCCATTGGATGACGAGTCACTTCCTCTGTGGATTCGAGAAGTTGAACCGGGCTGTTATGACTCCGAGACAAAGGAAAAAGTTTCATGAGTTGTGGTCCTGGGTTATTTGATTTTGCTACGTCTTTTAATAGGGTTAATCCAAGTGTTATCTCTTGGGCCGAACAGAATGCTGCGCGTCTTGTAACTAATATCGCTGAAGATGTTCGTGACGGCATCCGAATGTTGGTCGTGCAGAGTTTTGAGGACGGCATCCCCCCTCGGGAAGTGGCGAGACTTTTACGTCAGACAATAGGGCTTACTCCACGGGACGCTAGGGCTGTTCTTAATCGTCGAGCGCAACTTTTACAGCGGGGAGTAAGAGATGTTGATAGACGAGTAAATGCTTACGCTAATCGTCTTCTTCGCGCTCGTGCAGAGACTATTGCGCGCACGGAAGCGATGCGTGCTTCTAATCAAGGTGTCGTAGAGCTGTGGCGCCAGGCAGAAGCTCAGGGGTTATTGACGGGTAGAGAACGAAAGGTATGGCTTGTGGCCGACCCTTGTCCCATTTGTGCTCCTCTTGACGGGGAAACAGTTGGAATACACGAGTCTTTCAGTGTGGGACAGGATCCACCACTCCATCCACGTTGCCGTTGTACGATTGGATTGGTGATGTAGTGGATCCAGAATCTTTGAAATGGATTGGACCATTAGGTGTTGGCGGAGTTTTGGCTTACGTTGTCATCCGCTTTTACCATGAATCGTCGAAGCAATGGTTGTCGGAACGGAAGGAAATGGCGAATCAGTACGCGGGACTCTTTGCTGAACTCCTCGGGATCACAAAAGAAACAGTGCGGGTGATTACAGAGAGCACGTTGGTTCTTCATTCTTTACACGCTCGTGTAGACCAATTGGACATGCTTCGTGTAGTGAGAGATGAAGAAGGGCAGCCTGTTGATCTGAAACATAGGACTGGACCCGTCGATACGGCGGGAATTGGGCGATGACGAGACCAGGGCTTGACGCTACGGTTGGGGACGGGGGTTTCAAAGGTGCGCTGTTCCTGTTCTTTGAACGATACGGCTTGGCGAATGCGATGGCCGTCGCGCTGATGATCTTCGTGGTGTTCGTGGTCGATAAAAAACTGGACGTGATCGTTGCGGCGACGCAGTTGAATCAACAGCTTCTCATTGAGCGTAGTATAGAGCACACGACGATCTCCGCGGCGGTCATCGCACACGTGGATGCAAACCGGATCTCGAATGTTCAGATCGTCTATCTCCTACGAGCGATGTGTTTGAACGCAGCGCGCGGACAGACAGCGATTGAACTGTGTGCAGGCCCAAGGCCGTGAGCGAACAGCGACATCTCCATCTTCGTGGGGCAATAGGCAAGCTCTCTCAGGCCACCTATGATGGCCGAGATTTCCTTGTTGTGCCAGTTGTGGCAATGGTGGAAGGTGTTGTATGGGCAGTTAACTCGGTTTTTCCGGAGTTGGTCCTTGCGGAGGAACTAGCTATTTCTCCCTATCAATGGAACGGACGCGCGTGCTTTGCGGGGCATCCCGCTGTAAATGGGAAGGAAGTTTCGGCCAACACACCTGAAGTGCTTGAGACGAGTTTTGGCTATATCTTTCATACATCGTCTTCGGAGCAGATTCTTGAAACTAAGCGTTTGGAGTTACAAGCGTATCTTGATCCTGTCAAGGCCCTGGCCCTCGGGGGAGGAGCAGCTAGTGTCGTGCGCCGTCTCACCGAGCGCCAGACTATTGAAGTTAGTATCGGGTGCCAAGTGACACCGGAGATGGTTGACGGGGAATACGACGGAAAACCGTACGTTGGAATTTGGCGCAATATCACTTCAGACCACATCGCCTTTCTTGGTGAGGATGAAGTGGGCGCTTGTAGTATCAAAGCGGGTTGTGGGGCGCTTCGCTCTTCTACCGCTACTGTTCGTCATCTCATTACTGACCAAGGAATTGTAAGAGAGGATCAGACAATGGAAGCTCCGAAGAAGCGTGGACTTGGTGAGCGTGTGGCCGACATCGTAAGAGCGGCACTCGGGATGAGCGATAACAATCTCCGTCGTCTACTTGATTCAGCACTTCGAGCGGTTGAGCCTGGCTATCTTTGGGTGGAGATGGTGTATCCCGAGGACAGCGAAGTGGTCTATTGTGTGGACCCGGAAGGCACGGGGTACAAGACACGCATGCGTAAGTACAAGGTCTCTAACGACAAGGTGGAGTTTGTTGGAGCGGCGGAAGAAGTCATAGGTTATGAGCCTGTGACGCGGGCAGCGGAGGCTACTCCACCTGTGAAAACGGTAACAGCAGGAGCCGCTTGTGGATGTGGCGGCACTCCAAAGATTGCGGAAGCTACATCCCAAGGAAAAGGAGATCCCATCATGAAGGATACGACGAAGAAGTTCATTGTGGATTCTGCTGGCAAATTCACGGATGCGGATGCCCCGTGGCTGGACTCGGTTCCTGAAGATCGGTTGGCGTCTTTGGCCCCCGTCGTTGTCGCCCCTGCGCCGGTTGCGGCCGCAGCCAAGTCCGAAGCGGTTGCGCCGGTTGCGGCCGCAGCCAAGTCCGAAGCGGTTGCGCCGGTTGCGACGAAGCCGTTGACGG